GACAAAAACCTGCTGCCAGTTTCTTTGCTGCCATCAGATCAATTGTTTGAATGTCATCATAACCAGATTCATCGCCACAATAATGACCGTGATAAGTGCTGGTCACATAATCTTCAACATCCTTGAGAATTTTATCTTCGTTGTATTTCCAGAGATGATTTGTGTTTTCAGTCATAGTAATAGTAAAGGTTGAATCACTCATAAAGGGAAGGCACATTTTTACCTTCCCCAATTATATCAGTTCGTTTGTTGAGTGTCAACATAGAATTGCTGTGCATTATTCGCATCAGTAGGCATTTTGAAATCTGCATCAACTTTATCATACAGTTCAAGGAATGCTTGCTTGGTTTCCTCATCAAAACGATTCACACAGACTTGAATTGCCTTTGCCTTATCGTTGAAGATGCTGTAGGCACGAATGATATGCACCAGGCGACGAGTGCTGATGATTTCCTCAATACCACCATCATAGAACGTCTTGCGGATAATGTCACCCCAATCAACCAAACGCTTGCAGAAGTCACGATCCTCCACCCCAAGGTCCAGAGCAATGCCCTCAAGGATCTTCTGCTCGGTCGCAGGAGCAGGATAGGATTGCTCCAAAGTCACAGGGAAACGTTCAAGGAATGCTTCGTTGAGAACGTTGGTTCCAATAAACCTGCCGTCGTCGGAACCCTTGCCCTTGGTGTTGGCGGTGGCAAACACGTTGAAACCAGCAGCAGGTTTCACGAAGCGACCAATCTTTTTCAGGAAGACACCCTTACCTTCAAGGACAGATTGCAGACACAGAATCTTATTGGAAGCAAGGTCAATCTCATCCAGAAGCAGAATCGCACCGCGCTCCAGTGCCTCAATCACGGGACCATTGTGCCAAACCGTCTCACCATTCACAAGACGGAAACCACCAATCAGGTCATCCTCATCAGTCTCGATCGTGATATTGACACGAATCATCTCACGCTTGAGTTGAGCACACGCTTGCTCCACCGAGAACGTTTTACCGTTACCCGACAGACCCGTAACGAACGTAGGGTAAAAGATACGGGACTGAATAATTTTTTTAATATCGTTAAAGTTACCAAACTTGACGAAGGTATCATCTTTATCGGGGATAAGGTTTTGTTCCACAGCAGGGAGAGCAGCAGGTGCTTGATATGCCTGCTCCATTTTACCAACAACACTAGGAGTCACTTCCAAATTCCAACGACCACGACCAGTCTTGTAGTCTTCCAGGCGGCGGGTCACGGTTTGATAGTTCAGACCACGAGAAGCACAGAAACCCCTGAGGTCACCAGTGGTAACTTCAGAACCATACAGTTCTTTAATGGACTCAATCAGTTGAGCATCATTCACGGCAGACTTGCGAGGCATAATGTAGTTAGGTGTGTTTGTTAACTGAAGTTATTATAACAGCAAAAAGGGGGTCAAAGACCCCCCAGTGGACGGTTTGGAAAGTGGTTCAAGCAACGAGTTCCACAAACTCCCCAAGAATCTTTTTGTTCATTTTCTTGGACTTGAGACTCTTTACGAAAGCAGATTTGATTTGTGCCTTGGAAGCATCTTCAGCAACATCAAACTCCGTGTCTTGAGAAAGGGCAGTAGCAGAAAGACCAAAGTAAGAATGATAACCAGACTTTTTGATAGTAAATGCTTTTTCTTTTTTCCAAGCACTCATCGTTTTTTCAAGGTCTGGACCATACCACCCACAATAACGGCGAATGAAATTGCCAGCATCACGGGATTCAAGGACACGAATACCGATGAAGTTAATATCAGCAAACTTGTCCCGCAGATTGCGAAGAAAAACATCAGTCATTTGATGCCATTCGCAGTCTAGAGAATAAGTGCTTCCAGTTTTACGGTCACGCAAGAATGACCCAAATCCAATCGTAGCAACTCCCATAAAAGGACCATCTTCCCATTGACGCTTCACTTCACGATGATACTTAATACCACACGCTTCACCATCAGTCAGAATGACACACTGAACTTTCTGAAGTTTATTCTCTTTCTGAAATTTGGGAAGAATCTGATGAAGAGAAATCAGTGCCTCATTCAGTGGAGTTCCTGAAAGAGAAAGCCCCAGAGGAATAGAGTAACGAGCGTAATAATTGCGACCAAAAGCAGTAGCAAGACGGAAAATATTCTTCATTTGTTCTTCCAGAGTCTTGCCATTCACTTGACTGGTTAGAAGGTTCATCATAGAGAACCATTCACCAACCTGAATCAGACCATCCTTTTTCTCATAAGAAAGTTCACGAAAACTTGCTTTACCATTCTCATCATAAGAAACCAAAGGGTAATCTGTGGTAAAAGCATAAACCTCAAACGGAATTGCAACTTTCTTACAGAACCAAACAAGGTTGAAGAGTTGCTTGACCGTATCCAACATCACATCACACATAGAACCAGACCAGTCCAGAACGAACACCAGACCGTGATTCTTGCCGTTAGCGAGTGTCGTAACCTTCTTGAACAGGTCTTCGTTGTATTTGTAGGTATGAAGTTTAGAGCAGTCCAGAACACCAGTGCGGGCAGTTGTAGCACGGGCATAAGAGTCTGCCGCCTTACGACACTCAAATTCTTTGACCAGATAATTGACTTCCTTTTGAGCAGAACGCTTGAACTCTACAAACTGTCGGTCAACTTCACCAAAGAGATCTTCATACTTATATCCAGTATTTTCCGAATAAGAGTCCCAAGATTCTTTACAATTAGAATGAATATCAGCGTTCGGAACAATCACTTTTTTTAGATCAAGTTTAGGCAGTTCCAGATAGACATTTTCAGGACCACTATTATTGACGAGTTCTTTCAGTGCCTCTTCCAGAGACTCCATTGTCTTGACTTCAGGTTCTTCATCTTTTTCACCACCTTCATTAGTAGGAGTAGATTGTTGATCTTGTTCTGCAGTACCACCATAAGAATCAGTTTCACCAGGTTGTTCCTGTTCATTCTCACCTTCTTGTTGATCGGTAAGTTCGTTAGCAGATTGTTGACTCGAACCGCTATCTTGAGATTCCAGATTATCAATCTGAATTTTAGTTTCTTCCTGTTGTTTCTGCTTACAATACTTGTAGAGTTCTTCTGCGGCAATCAAAACATCGGCAAAGGTTTCGGTATCGGCAATCAGATTGATAATTTCAGTTTCTTCACCACGCTCAATGGGAATATCAATATAGTTTCCAATCTTGAACCACAGGTTTGCACGGTCGGCAAGATTATAAGTTTCCAGTTTATCATCACCAATCTGGAAGAAATCATCGTCAGCAAGTTCCCGATAACCAGCATAGAAGGTCTTGGCAAGACCAGCATAACGACGCTTCATCAGTTTCTCAATACGAGCATCCTCAACCACATTCACAAACTGTGGGGGAACTTTTACTTTCTCCAACCAATCCTCATCAGGCGTGTAGAGAGCGTGTCCGCACTCATGGGAAACCAAAAGGTCATAAACGGTGTTGCTTGCCTTCTCCCACATTGGCAGGGTCAGCACACGAGTATGAACGTTGAAGCAAGCAGTCTCCACCTTCTTGTGCTCAACCACAAGGTCTTCGGTGGCAAGAAGTTTAGCAAGTTGGGACTTGATTTCGTGGCGGACGGTCATAGGTTTGATTTCTTATGGAACCATCATACAAAAAAAAGAGGGTGGTTAGACCCTCTTACGTGCCAGTTTGAGAAGTGGTTCAGACTCCCTTTACAGGCATTCCTGGTTTTGAAAGTATTTTATTATTGAGTTCTATTGCGTTTCTTTTCTGCTTATTTGTTTTTGGACCCTTATTTACAAACTGGTCAAAGTCATCAAGAGGGTCATCCGCATTATACCCAAAAGTTGAGTGTTTTTCAACAATACTATGCTTCCACTCTTCACTCATATTCGCCATAATAGCAAGTGCTGCCTTGTTGGTATCAGCATAACCTTCGGCAACTAGGTGCTCAAGGATATAGTCGAAGAGGTCGGTTTCTACTTCTTCTTTGTTGAGTTCTGCAGCTCTCCTTTTTGCTTTGTTTCCTGCACCCCTATCTCTATTTGCTCCCTGAGTGTCTGCCCAATAATCCTTATTTCTTCTATTCATTTCACCACCAACACTACGTTCTTCTGGAGGAGCACTTCTTCCACCACGTTTTCTCATTGATCCAAATTTAGGATCTAATGCTTCATCAAGTTCACAAACCTGATTATAAGCTTCTTGAAGGGCACGAAGTTCTTGTGAGTTCATTTTACAACTACTTTTTAGGTATTTATAAAATAAGAAGCGTCCCCGTGTTGGAGACGCTTCTTGAGTGCTTGGCGACGTGCCTTTGCTTGTCGGAGTGCTTGCGGTTTCAGTTTCCGCTTCTGCTCCTTTTTAGAATGGTGATACCTATTTGGTACTAACATAACCTTTCTCCTTTAAAAGTAATAATGCTTCCTCGTATTTTTCGGGAAGAACTGGGATGTAAAGGTGTTTTCCAACCTTATCTCTATTATTATCGCACACGGTTCCCAATTCAAGGTGGTTTGGGTTGACACAAAGTTTATTGTCACATAGGTGCCTCACAACTAACCCATCAGGGATTTCACCTCTATAAAGTTCATATGAAACTCTATGCGCTTTTTTCTGCTTATAGTTATCCCTGATAACACCATATCTTTTTTTAAGTGTCCCGTTTTGAGTTCCAGTCCATATCCAACAATCATCTTCACATTCACCCCTTTGATATGAATTATTAAATCTATCTTTTAGTGGTTTTTGATAATTTCCACCACGATGTCCGTTATGTACTCCTTTTGGCATTAGTTTTTTAGAAAAGTTACAACTATTTATAAAGAAACACTTTTCTAAAAAATAAATTGGAGTTTCATTCGTCTTGTGCTGATGCAGATACCATACGCGAAAAACCTTTGACTTTCTCAAACCTTATGACACTTTCGAATTTGTCATGCAGGTCTGCCTTATGAGAAATCACAAATATATTAGCATCCTTAATGACATAACGAATAATTTTAAGAAACTCATCGGTGCCGAAACCATCGAGAGAAGAATCAAAGACCTCATCCATAATCAGCAGATTAGTATTTACGGAATTTTTGACTCGTGCCACTTCTCTCCAGGTGAAGAGGAGTGCCAAGTCAATTCTCATTTTTTCACCCTCACTGAAGGAACTATAAGAAAAGTCTTCGTGAATAGGTGACTTTACGGTTTCGTTGAATTCTTCATCAAGATGGAAGTTGATATAAAAATCCATCATCTGAAGATAACGATTCACCTGCTGATTTATGAAAGGAAGATACTTCTTAATGATCTTCGTTTTTACACCATCATCCTTGAGTAAGGAATAGGCAAAATCGTAATAAACGATTTCTTCTTTTTTCTTTGAGAGGTCTTCAAATGTTTTTTGGAGATTGGTTTGAAATTCTTCTAACTTCTCATGTTCAGTATTTCTGTTTGCAAGGTTTTGGGTAATAGTTTGAATTTCAGATTCAAGGTCTCGTATTTGTCTCTGGTTGAGGGAAATCCGAGTATTGTTTTGAGAAATCTCATGGTTGAGTTTCGTAATCTCCTTAGATAGAACTGTGAATTGACGCTCTCTTTCCTGTTCTAACTTTATAGTCTCCTCAAGTTCCTGAAAACCTTTCTGGAGTTCCTTTGCCTTATTTTGAGCGTCTGCAATTCTATTTAACCGAAACTCTTCTTCTATAGTTTGAGTACAAGTAGGGCATACCGTATTTTCTGTAAAAAACTTATGCTCTTTGGTAATCGCAGATACTTTCTGTGAGATTTTACCCTTAAGATTGTTAAGCTTTACTAACTTATCATCAGCACCAATAAGTTCTTCTTGCTCTTTGGTATAAGTAAAAATCTGCTCTTCAGTTTTAGCACTTTCGGTCATATAAATGCCAACTTCTGCATCTAAATTGGCAATCTTTTCTTTATTGGCATTTATATTGGCATTACCACGATTTTCAAGTTCCTCAATGAAACTCTGTTGCATCTTCATCTTATCCTTAAGAGTTTCTTTCTTAAGTTCAAGAGATTTAATCTGATCTTTTTTCTCACGAATCTTATCCTTGATAAGGTTATTCATCGCAGAAAAAATACGAATATCCAGAAGGTCCTCAATCACTTCACGACGATTCGAAGTCGTCAATTGCATAAAAGGTACAAAAGTACTACTACCCAAAATTACAATTTGAGTAAAAGACTTATAATTGACCTTCAGAATATTTTCTTCCAAAATTCTTTGGTTGGCACGGTCATCTGCTTCCTTATGCAGAGAAACTCCATTTACCTCAATATCAAAAATATTTGGTTTGATACCACGACGAACAAGATAATCTCTACTATTCACAGAGAACTCAATTTCTACAAGACAATCTTTTTCGTTTGTGGTATTAATTAATTGAGGTTTGTTAATCCGCCTAAAAGGTTTATTAAACAGAACAAAAGTAAGTGCATCCAGAATTGTGGATTTACCTGCACCATTTGTTCCGATAATTAAATTTGTATGGTGTTTTTCAAAATCAACTTCTGTCCAATGGTTCCCAGTAGAGAGGAAGTTGCGCCATTTAATCTTGTGGAATACTAACATTCTTAGGAGGAATAACGATATCGTCAGGAGTGATCACAGCATACTTGTAATTATACATCTTACACGTCTTGATTGCAAGCTCATCATCAACTTCTACAACTTCCATTTCTTGTTCTTCCTGATCCTCTAATTGAAGTGCATAACGAGTTGCATCATCTTCTTCTTCAAACAGAAATAAAACTTTATGACCATATTGGTCTTGAACTGCATATGCTCCGTCGTCTTTTCTGTCTTTGAGTGTAAGAAGAAACATTTATTCTACTTCGCAAGCTTGTTTATAAAGATCTTGGAATATTCCCTTGATGACATTCTTATCAAACTCAAACTCTGCCTCATCAATATATCTATTCAAAATTGAAATCGTGCTTTCTTCTTCATCAATCTCAAATTCTTCATTTTCTTGAATATCAAAGTTTTCAACAATTTTGAGTTCTTGGATACCAGCAGTATAAAGTTTGTCAATGAACTTTTCAAAATCCTTTGGTTTAGATTTCTTACGAACAATCACCTTAACAATTTTATTTTCATACTCTGTCGCATCAAACAACTGATAGGGAGTGTCCTCATAATAAATGTGATAAAACAATTTATAAGGATTGTTGATTGGAATATGAGTGAGGGTTTCCGTATCAAAGATATGAAAACCACGAGTATCATTCACATCCGTCCAATACATTTCATAAGGATTGCCAAGATAAAAGACCTGACCATTATCAGAACGAGTGTGATAATGCCCAGAGAATACTTTGGTAAACTTATTGAAAATCTTTGGATCTGTTCCGTGCTCTTCCATTACTAGATTGCGATTGACGCGGAAACCTTGAAGTTCCAAATGTCCCATTGCAATCTTTGCTTTGGACTTTTTGATTTGATTGAGAGTTTCTTCATAATTCTCACTACAAATCCAAGGCACCATCATAATATCCAGACCACCAACTTTAATGGTCTGTGGAGAACTATAAGTGTGAACGTTAGGATAAGTTTGAAGAAGCAAACTTGGAGAATTGACGCTATTGGTATTCTTGTAATAGCAATCGTGATTGCCAATAATCATATAAACCTCATAATCCCGCAGAGGTTCAAATACAACTCTCTTTGCCCATTCCAAACTTTGATAATCAATTGACTTACGACTATCAAAAGCATCACCCATATGAATGACTGCTTCTACCCCGTGCTCTTCAAGGGCAGGAAAGAAGACATTCTTATAGAAGAGTTCAAAGTGGTCGTGGAGATACTTGGATCCTTTGCGGGCACCATAATGAGTATCAGTAATAATTGCAATCTTCATCGATTGTTGCGATACTGGATATTGTCTTTGATGGTATTATAGTCTGAACTACTCCCAGAAAGCAAGCTGTCGTCAACCATCATAACCTCATCAAACCCTGTGCGTTCAATAATCTTGGTTTTAATATCCAACTGCTTCTTTTCCTTTTGAATTCTTCTCAAAAATGCGTAGTGAATGATTTGAGTAAAATAAGCAAAAGGATTCTTTGATTTTTCTGGATCGAAATTGTGAATGTATTGGACGCAATTTTCAATTCCGTCAGAGATCATATCCTCACGGAACATATAATTCACAAAGTTTGGTTTATATGATAAATGAGTCGCAATCTTTAGAAAACACTCTCCCAAGTAATTTGTAATACGCGGTTTAGGAAGACCTGCTTCTTTAGCGGCAGCAACCTTCGTGCGATAGACAATCAGTGCTTCTAATAATTCTTTATTATTTACATAATGTTCAGTTTTCTTCTTGGGCATAGCATTGGACTCATTCATTATAACTTTTGTTTATTATAACACACTTGTAAAGAGCTTGACAAGTTATAAAAACGGATGTAGACTACCTTTGTCCCGGTTGAAGATAAGATTTAGCCTTCTTTAATACCTTTAAAGAGATTTTCAAGTTTTCTTCTTGCATCTTCAACGGAAGAAATATATCCCATTTTTGTTGATGGTTTTACCTTTCCCGAAGGGTTGTGAACTTCTATTGAATCATCTTCATTAATGTAGTTATTATAAATGTCAATTAATTTTTTGTCTTTGGTTTCGGTCATTGTAATAATTTTATCAAGTTTAATCATAAAGAAATCATCACTCGACATTTCCATCCACGGTTTAACTTTAATATGCATACCTTGATGATTATAAAAGGCTTTCATTGTAACTGGATTTTGTAAAACAATGACCGGATCTCCGTCATTTTCATCTACCATGATTAATGACAGAATCTCTTCTCCCGATACTAATTTAATAATTGCGTAAAACTCTTCTCCCATTAGTTTTTAAGCGGTATGTTTACAATATCATAATTAAAGTTTTCTTCGTTATAGACTTTGATTCTTTCGATTAAGTGATTGAGTGTATAATTTTTTCTTGACTTATAGCTGATATCATCGGCAATATCATATAAAGTCGCTTTTGTTTTATTGTCCCCTTTTCTTAGGACTCTTCCGATTGATTGGAGGTTTCTGATTCTTGATTTACTAGGGGAAGCAAAGATAACGTTATGTAGATTTCTAATGTTAATACCAGTAGAAAAAGTCCCGTAAGAAGCAACGATGATTGCATTGTTTTCTTTTTCAGTAATTTCTCTAACTTTTTCTCGGTCTTCAGTATCTACACCACCGTGAACAAAGAACACGTGGCGATCTTCTGCGATACTCTTATTTATGAGTTCGTATAAAGGTTGCCCATGACCTTCTACTCTTGAAAATAAAATTAAAGTATTACCTTTAAGATCGATAGCAAGATTTCTGATAAATTTATTTCTACGTTCGTGATTAATAATATATTGAACTTCCTCTTCAAAATTTTCAAACTTATGGGGTGAGTGTTTCAATAGAAGAATATTAATATCTAATTTGGCAACATGACCCTTCTGCATCAGTTCATCGGTGCGAATAATCTTGTAAGAGGGTCCAAATAAACCTTCTAGAACCCACTTATGAGTCTGTGTGCCATCTAGAGTTCCTGTAAAACCGTAACGATATTTTGCATCAGAAAGTTTTGTCATTATAGATACTAATGACTTTGATTTAAACTGGTGTGCTTCATCTCCAACGACCACATTAAATCTTGAGAAATATTGTCGGG